ACTTGGCGTCCCGGGCGGCGGTGCGTCGACCTGCTCGAGGCCGTCGTAGAGGCTTGTCACGGGCTATTTCCCGATCTCGCGCAGCATTCGGCGCGCGAGGACGAGCTCGGGGCCAGTCAGCTGCCCAGTGCCAATCGCCTGCTCGATGGTCGGGGCGCTGGCCTTCGTGAACTGGCCAGAGCGAAGGAAGCCGCGGAAGGCCATCACGGCCTTGTCGGCATCGCTCGGAGGGGTCACGGCTTCCGCTGCCCTGGTCGTGCCCTGCACCACCGCCTCTCCGGTCTTGCGAGCTGCGCTGACGCCGACATCGACGGTCTTCTCCACTGCGCTGGCGGCGCGTGTGCCGACGTCGCCCCAAGTCGGGAAATTCTCATCGGCCTTTGCTCGAGAGATCTTCGTCACCAGCTGCGGCATGGCGATTTCGGCCGGCGCGTCGGTGATCTTTCCGGTCTCGGTCATCACCTGTGTCGCGGCTGGGATGGGGGTCTGTTCTCCTGCCTGCGCGAACACCGGTTTCCCGGCCTTGATGCGGCTCTCGGCGTAGGCCTGGGCCTTTTTGATGATCGGTTCTGGAGGATGCTGCCCGGCCGCAGCCGCCTGCAGCACCTGGTCGACCTCGGCGCGGGTTAGGGTGGGCACGAGGCTCGGGATGTCCATCTGCTTCCCGCCGATCTGCACGCCCACCGAGTACTCGGTGGCGATCGAGTTCGCCCCTGGCACGGAAAGCGGCCCGAAGAAGCCCTGCCCCTTCGGGGTCCCGTCCGGGCGCAGGTTCGGGTTCGATCGAATGTCAGCCGGGATCCTGTAGGTCCTTCCGTCGGCGCCCTTGAAGGTGGTCACCTCCGGCGGGAGCGTTTTCATCCAGGCGTCGAGCTTCTCGCGCGTGTCGATTGTCGCCGGCGGTTCGGCCGGCGCCCGCGCCTGGGAGGCGAGTGGCTGCTGCTGTCCGGAGGCGACCTGGCTCGCCTGGCTCGCGAGGCCCTGCGCCGGCGTGGAGTTCACGTAGGTCTGCAGGAATTTCTGGCTCACCATCGAGTCTGGTGTATCGAGCATGAAGAGGCTGCGCACGTCCTTCTTCGCCGCCACGTACTCGTCCACCTTGCGTCCGACGTCCTCGTTCCAGCGCATGGTCGCCGCGATCTGCCGATCGGGCTGTGCGATGAACATGTTGTTCGTTCTGAAGAATTGCTCGACCTTGGTGTCGGCGAACCTGCGCATCTGCGCGATCGATCTCCCGCCCGGGGTCTCCGCGCGATCGATCTCCGCCCTCAGTTCGCGGATCTGCGGGATGCTCAGGCGATCGGCGACCGTGGGGTCGGTGATCTGCTTGTAGAAGTCGATCTTTTGCGGGTCGCCGGGCTCGAGGTGGATCCGGTTCCAGAGCTCGCGGTAGTACTTCTCGTCGCCCTGGTCGTTGACGCGCAGGTTGTGCTCCATCAGCCGCTCGAGACCGAGCTTCTGTTGCGGGTCGAGCATGTTCCACGCCCCAAGGAGGGTCGGGTTCTGCTGGATCTGGGAAAAGCTTGTGATGAGGGCTCCAGGAGCTCCCGCGCGGCCCTGGCCGCCGGTCCTCACCATGCCCGGCTGCGCGTCCGGGCCCGCTGGCATCACGCCCGTCACCGCATCGATCAGCGTGCCCTGGGCCTGGCGCTGAATGGCGTTCAGCTGCTGCACATCGGCGGCGAGTTTGCTGTGCACCTCCGCGGTGGTGCGCCTGATGTAGGCCGCTCGATCAGGATTGCCCTGGTCGGTGCCGTAGAGTTCGTTGGCCCTTTTCTCGACCCGCAGCATGATGAGCGGTAGCTGGGCCGCCACATCACGCGAGCTCGGCAGGCCGTTCGTGTTCTGCGCGGCTGGATTGCTCGAGGTCTTGCGCAAACCGTCAAGCCTCGCGGTCTCGGTCTCGAGCTCGTGCTGCAGGGTGTATTTCGCGTCCTCGGTCGCGGCGTTCTCGATCGCGCCCTGCAGGAAGGCGATGTTCTGTTGCGCGCGGCCGATATCCCCTCCAGCCTCGGCCGGCGGCACCCGATTTCGATAGTCGTCGATGAAGCTTTGCGCGTCATTCGACGCGATGACGCCAAGGCCCGCTTCCCGGGTCTCGCCCTGCAGCTTCAGCTTTAGCTTCTCGTTGTGGATCTCGCCATTGAATTGGCGAAAGAGCCCATCAGCGAGGGCGGGCTTGTTATAGAGGAGCGTTTCAATCCTCGTTTCCCAGAGCTCATCGCTCACGCTGTCCTTGTAGCCCTTGATCGCGTGCTCATCGGTGACGCCGTGGCTTTTCAGGAAGGCGTCGGCCTGCTTGAGCAGGCTGTCTTTCGCCTGGGCGAATACGAGCACGCTCACCGGATCGGCCACGATCTGCGACTTCGCCGCAGCCTTCGAGCCGTTCATCACATCTTCCTGGTACCGATGGGTCTCGGTGTCCAGGTGCACCAGCACCTGGTGGTTGGTTGAGAGGTCGGTCGCGTCGGCCCGCTCAGAGAAGCGCATGCGCTGCAGGTCATTGTCGAGCGCACCAGAGATCTTCTTGCGCGCCGCAGCAAGGTTCTCCTGGGTGGTCTGGATGATGTTGCCGTCGACCGCCGCTCCTGAGCGGAGCTTCAGGACGCCCTTGTCGCCGTTCGTGACGTCAAGAGCGTTCGTCTTGTAGTGGTTCCAGGCGTCCTCGACCTTGGCGTTGTCCAGGCGCTCCTGCTCGATCTGGTGGGCGCGGTAGAGCTCGTCCGATGCGACACCGATCTGGTTTCCAAGGACTTCGAGACCCTTTGCCGCGGCGCCGGTAGGGCCGCCGGATGGGAACTGGACGACCTGCCCGGAAGGCTTGGCGATCGGGAGCTCGGTTGCGCTGGGGTCGGTGATCTTGGCCATTTATCCCACCGACTGTTCAGAGAGGAGCTGCGTATCGCCCTGGGATGGTGTGCCGCGCGGCCCGCCGGCGCCGTAGCGCGCGTAGAGGCTGCCGAAGCCCTTCGCGGCCGCGCCAGCAGCGGCGAGGCTGTAGCCCATCTGGGCGTCGGCCCCGGCCTCGACCGCCTGGGCACCGCCGGTGCGCGAGGCGATCGACTGCATGCGCAGCGTGCGCGCGCGGTCCTCGCCCTCGTAGAGGTCCACGTTCTTCCGGTAGGCAGTGATGCCGGCGTTCGTGGCGACGAGGTGCATGATCGTCGGGTCCATCGCCCCGCCACCGCTCGCCGCGGCGAGGGCGATGATCCGCGACTCGGCGAGACGCCCCAGCCTTTCATCTTCGAGGGCTTTCCTCTGGCCCGTTGCGATCGAAAGGTTCGCCTGCTGGTCGGTCTGCCAGGCGGAGAGGTCTGCGGCGGCTTTCTGCCGCTTGCCTTGGGCGACCGCGGCTCGCCCCATGTCCAGGTTCGCGACGAACTGGAAAAGCGAGGCGAGGGAAGTCCCGACCGTCGAGACCGTTCCCGTATTGCTGGTTGTCAGGGTGTCGGCATCACTCATGGTGCTCGAGTTCCGCTAGTGCTGCGAGTACGGTGCAGGGCCTCGGCGCTTTCGCGAGGAGGCAGAGCCTCGCGTCGGTCGACCATTCGCCCGGGAATGCCATTGTCTCCTCGGTGTAGTCCTGGCGCACGGCATCTGGGTCGACAGGACCGGAGGCGGTGACCATCGGCAGGTCGCGCATGTTCGCCTCGACGAGATCGTGGCCGTATTTCAGGCCCTTCGCGTGCACGTCGGCGAGGATGAGACCCAGACCGCGGATCTGCTGCTGGTCGGTCAGCATGCCCTGCGGGTTCTCCATCAGCTCGACCAGCTTCGCCGACTTCCACGATGCGCTGTAGGGTAGGCCAATCACGACGTTCGCCGCGGCGTTGGCAAGCGTGACGTTGCCCGCGCCGTCGACGGTGTAGAGCTGGCTTCCGTCGGCTTGGGTGCCGACGTCTTTCCCGTCGGCCCAGACAGTGACGTTTTCGCCGATGAGGTGGCCGGCCGCGATCACATTCTGTGGCACCCCGCTGTAGGCGATGAAACTATCCCCCAGCATGCAGAGCTGCTGGTCTCCCCGAGCCTCGGATTCGAAGGCCCAGGTCTCGAGGTAGCGCTTCGTCGCGCCGTTGATCGTGCGTTTCACGCTGTAGTAGACGAAGTCCTCCTCGTCGCCGGCGTCGCCTGGCAGCACCACCGCATCCTCGACCAAGCCATCGGTCTCGATCTCGAGCCAGCAGAGGACCTGCTCTAGCGGGTCGAAGATAAGCACCGCCACGGTGCCATCAGAGCGCACGAAGTGGACCCGGGTGTCGGGCTGGCGCTGGACGGCCATTCGGACGATTCCAGGTTCACCGATCTCGGGGATGAGCGCCGAGAGGTGCGTGCTCTCGTAGTCGATGTAGGACTGGCCGAAGGCGAGCTCGTAGACCCGTACCCCGCCGCGCTGAATGTAGATGCCGCGCTGGTCGATCTTCACCGCCTGGACGGGCGAGGATCCCTGGGTGCTCGCGGCCTTGATGTTGAAGTTGGTGGGGGTGAGCGGCTCGTCCAGGCTCGAGGATCTCACCGAAAATTCCGACATCTGCGCGCCGAGGATGAGGCGATGCAGCGAGAGCATCCAGTTGATGTTGTCGACCGGACCAGAGCCGATGCTCCTGTCCATCGGTGCCGAGTCGCCGATCGTTTCCGGGTCGAAGCTGTCGAAGGCGTCCGAGACCGAGAGCTGCACGCTATCGCGGCCGGCCCAGCCCAGGCGTCCCTCGTGGAATCCGACCGCGGTCGGGTAACCGCGCCGATCAGACCACTTGCCTTCCGCCCAGTTGAGCACCGGTGCCGTTCCGCCGAAGTCGGTGATGATCTCGATGTCGACGTTCACGCTCGATGTGAAGGCGGTCACCCGGCATACCCCGGTGATCGACCCCACGGTGTAGTCGAGCGTGCAGCTGTGGGTTCCTCCGGTGTAATCCCCGAGCTTGCAGCCGATTCGGTACCAGGCGATCTGGTTGTCGAGGCCGTCGTTGAAGGTCGTGGTGGTGTCGGCGCCATAGCTCGCCACATCGGTCCACGGGCCGGTCGGGCCGACGAGGGAGCGCTGCAGCGTGATCGTGGCGGCTCCCGGAGGGGCGGTGGCAATCGAGAGCGAGAAGATGCGCTGCGAGGTCACGCCCTCCACCCGGATGGGGCCCGAGAATTGGTTGGCGGCCGTCACCGACACGTTGACCGATTGGCCATCGGAGCTCAGGCGGAAAAGCGATCCCACATTCGTGCTCTTGAAGTACGCCGCGCTCGCGATCAGCTGGCTGTTTCCCGAAAGGGCACCTGGGGTCATGGTGATAGGGCCGATGTTCTCCGTGATGTAGGGCCCGTCGTTCGTGTAGTAGCGCACCACCGACCAGGAGCGCGCGGCGCGGCGCTCGATCCTGCGCTGCTGGTAGCCGTCGGTCGCGATGAAGATCACGTCGGCTGAGGCGTCGTGGCGGATGTTGTCCAGGTCTGCTTCGAGCCACGGGGCCGAGATCATCATCACGCCAGCCGCTTCGATCTGGCAGGAGTCGACGAGCGTGATCCTTTCGAGCCTGGAGAAAAAGCGGATCCAGACCGGCCCGGCGACTGGCATGAAGGCGAGCGAATGGACCCCTGTTGCGAGCTCAGTTTCGCTGATGAGGTCATCCAGGCCCACCGCCGTTCCCACCCTCAGCATGAGCGGCCCGCGCTGGATGATGATGTGCAGCGCGTGCTCGACGTTCGAATCCGCCGCGGCGACGTTGATCTGCTGGTCGCGGATGGCTGCCGCGCTCCCGTTCCCGGTGAGGCCCATGTAGCCACCGGCGACCCAGGCCGAGGTCGCTCCGGCCTCGTCGTTGTCGGTCCAGTTGGAGAGGTCCACATCGAAGTTGCCATTGGCAACCACGGTGCTCACTGCGGTTCTCGCGACCAGCACGTCGCGGATCCACACCCTCATGGTCTGGTCGGTGAGCTCGATCAGCGCCTTGTCTGCGACCGAGAATACGAAGCCGATGTGCTTCGCCTTGTTGTCGTTCTGGCTGTCGCCCAGGAATTCCGTCCCTGGCCTGAGCATCATGCTACCCAGCGTTCGGCTCACCCAGTTGGTCTGGATCTCGGCCGCCATGGCGAGGCGCTTGATATCGGCGCGCGCGAGGCCCAGGCGCGACACGAGGCCTCGGTTGAAGGCGAGCTTGGCGACCCGGGTTTTCACCCGGCTATCCGATCAGCTGGTTCTGGTTGCCGCCGTCGAAGGTTCCGAGGAGCCGGCGACCGCCGAGCCTTGCCCTTGCCCAGGTGCCGCGGGTGGGGAAGGTCGTGGGCTGCGTCATCGCCGTGCGGTTCTTCGCCGTGATCAAGGCCTTGGCGAGCACCTTCTCGACGTCGGCGACGCGGTCCATCCCGCCTGGCAGCTTGCGGATGATCTTCTCGGCCATGAAGGCCTTCACGTACTCGACGAAGCTTTGCGGCCAGCGGGAAAGGTCGCCTCCGTAGACCGGGTCATCGGAGACGTACTTCACGAAGATCTGGTCCAGGTCGGTGAACCAATAGCCGCGCTCGTCGGCGTAGGCGGTGAGCGGCGAGAGCATGCGCTCGTCCTGGAACACCCCGCTCGTGAGCACCCAGTCGGTGGGCTTCGTGAAGGCCCGGTTGAATCCCCAGTCGGGCTGGATGGATGGCTCGTAGTCCAGGCGCGCCGAACGCATGGCGAAGTGCCACTGGGCGCCCTCGAGCACCGCGCGCGGGAAGCCGTCGTTCCAGACGAGATCGAGCAGGAACCTCGGTTCGCGGAGCTCGGTGAGCCCGTTCGCGAGGTCGAGCTGGCGCTCGCTGCAGATGAGGAGCGCCCCGTTGTAGATCCGGAGGCGGTCAGCCATCCGGGCCTCCGGTTAGGAGCTCGCTGTGGCTACGGGCGCCACAGGGATCGAAGCCCCGCTCGTTTCCTTCCTTGCGTAGGCGTCGAGCCAGGTCTGCGCCGCGTCCTTCTGCTCGAGGTCCTGCACGAGCACGGCGGAATCGATCTTGCGAACGACGGACCACTTGTGGGGCCCGCGGTGCACGATCTTGTGGGCCTCGTAAACCACCTTCATCTTCTCCAGGGACTCGGCCTGGCTCTCGGACACGTCGGAGGTCGAAAGCCGGTGGACCGAGAGCGGATGCAGACGCGCCCAGGTCCTCGAGCAGTCGGTGACGAGGTAGTAGCCCACCCAGGTGCCGTCCACGCAGCGCGCGCGGATCTCGTTCATCGGTTGGAACTTGACGGCGTGGTGGGCCCAGAAGGCGGGCTTCAGGACGTCCTCGGGGGAGACCCCCTGCGGGACAACGGCGTCGAAGCGGTTGCTGACCTGGTCCAGGAGCTCGAGCGCGTCGGGTGCGAGCTGCAGGAGCTGTTGCTGCACGACCGGCGCGGCCGGGTCGTACTTCGGGTTCATCACCAGCGGTTGGTTCATGTGCTTCTCCTCTCCTCGTTGACGGGGTGCTGCCGGCGGGACCCCGCGAGGGGTCCCGCCTTGCTGCGATTACGCCGAACGGAGCTGGCCGCCCGAGGACGCGATGTTCGCGCCGTTGGTCGTCACCGCGCCGATCACGCCGATGTAGGCGCTGACCGAACTTCCGGTCGTGAACGTGCCCATGATCATGTCGCCCTGGCGCATGCCGATGTAGAACGCATCGACGAACCAGTTCGCGGTCACGAGATCCGTGCTCGAGTCGGTGGTGTTGTAGAGCCAGACGTTCTGGCCGCCGACCGAGCTCGGGAGCACCGAGGTCGAGCGCAGGCCCCACATCCCCGCGGTGATGCAGCGGGGCGGGTTGGCGTCGGTTGCGAGGCTGGTGGTTCCTTTGTAGGCCATGGTGGCCCTCCTTGATTTTCAGCCCGGATGTCGGCCCCGATGTTCCGGGGCCAACTAGCAGGCCCGTGGCCTTTTAGCCGTAGATCGTGCCGTCCGTGGTGAACACGACGATGCCCGCGTTCTGTAGCAAGAGCGCCTGCATGTAACAAGTCGTGCGAGCGTAGGTGTAGGCCTGCTCGTCGTTGTAGCCCACCGCGGTCTCGATGAAGCCCGAATTCGCCGCGTGACCCAGAGCGGTCTTGTGGTAGAGGAACGACTTCTCGGACGCCGTCGCCTTCCCAGGAAGATTCGGGTGCTCGATGATCAGGCAGTTCCTCCAGCGGTACGCCATCGGCTTGTCGCGCCAGGTCGGGCTGTTCGCCTCCGACCCGCTGAACGACTGGGTGTCGACGTAGTCGGCGTTGGAGAACTCCGGCGCCTGCTCGAGGAACGCCAGCACCGAGGGCTGGCACGCGAACGTCACGTTCGAGTCCCATGGCACGCTCGCGTTGGAGAGCTTCACGCGGCCGTTCTGGAAGAGGCTCACGGTGGGCACCGCGCCGGCGGCGCCGATCGCCACGGTTCCGGTGTTCAGGATCGTGATGATCTGGTCGTCGATCTTGCGGTTCATCACCATCATGCTCGTCTGCTGCATGATCTGGCGCTGGTTACCCTGGCTCGCGAAGATGTTGAAGCCAGTCTTGCGCACGAGGTCATGCCACTCCGAGAGGATGACGGTGTTCTGCGCCAGGTTGTCGTTGCGCGCCGGGATGAGCCCGTTCGCGCCGCGCGTCTTGGCGATGTCACCCCCGGAGCCTGCCACGAGGAACACGGCCTGCTGACCCTTGATCACCGCCTCGGTGGTCACGGTCTCGCGAAGCAGCGTCTGCTTCGCTTCGAAGGCCGCGATAAACTCATCGCGGTACTGCGTCTGGTAGGCGGTGTCCAGCATCGATGCGACGCTCGAGAGGCCGGCGCCGCCGAAGGGCGCGAGCAGCCAGCGCGCGATCGGGCCGAAGATCGACCAGACGGCGCGTTCGACCGGGGATGCGGTCAGACCGTAGAGCGGAGAATACGTCGGGGTGAAGGGGGCCTTGATGGCCTCCGTTGCGCTGGCAACCAGCGCGCCGGCCGCGAGGGCCAGTCCTACGATTGCGCGTTTCAGCTTGCCCATGATGGGCTCCTTTCGCGAAGTCGAGTTGTCGACCTGGCTCGGGTTGCCCATCTCGTCCCTTGGCAGGGTTACCCTTTCGGGGCCTGCTGCCGGGGGACGGGGCCGCGCTTCGGCTCTTAGCTACAAGAGCGTCTTATACACCGCGCGAAACTGCAGCGCAAATTGGGGTTGCGGGGAGTGGATTCGAACCACTGACCTTCTGCCAATGAAGCAGACGAGCTGCCAGCTGCTCTACCCCGCTGCCGAACCTATGCCGCTTGCTTGGCCCCAGCCTTCGCCCTCAGCTTTTCGTCGGCTTCGATCAGGTCGCGGTAGCGAGCCTGGTTCGCCTCCGCCTTCGGGCCTTTCCAGTATTCGCTGTTCGGGTCCTTCATCATCTTCTTCAGCCCGGCGAGCTCTGCCTCGAGGTTCGCGCCAGCTCCCTGATGCACGCCCGGAAGGACAGTGGCCGCCGGGTTGATCTCGCGCTCCATCTGCACGAGCCATTGGTGGGCTTCGGGTGAGGCGTTGATCTTGGTGTGGTCGGCGAGGTATCCGTTCAGGAACCGATCCCGGAAGCCTGCCGGCGCGCGCGCGAGTAGCGCCTCCTCCATCGCCTTGTTCGTGCGGTAGTCGGCACCCCAGGCGAGCCGCAGCGCGTCCTCGCACTTCCCCTCCGCGGCTTTCTCTGCCGCGGTCAGGGTCTCGGCCTGGCGATCGACCTCGGCGTAGAAGGCACCGATGGCGCCGTCGACCTGGGCCTGCGTGTAGTTCGAGGCGTGGGCGCTCGTGAGGAAGCTCTTGAGAAATGCGTCATCTTCCTTCGGCGGCTGCCGGCCGGCAGGCATGTTGACCTTGTAGTCCTCGGCCTTCAGCGGGATCCCGGACTCCGCGCGCCAGCGCGCGGTCTCATCTGCGGTTGCGTCCTTTCGTAGCTGGGGCTTGAACTCACCGGAGGCGATCTTGTTCTCGAGCTCGCGGTAGGACTTGTAGATGAGCGACGGGTCGGTGAATCGCTCGAGCCGCTTCAGCTCGGCCGCGTCCACCCCTCCGGTCGAAAGCGTGCCGGCGATCTGGCTCCTCCAGCCGTCGTTCCAGGAGAAGGCTCCGGCACCGGAGCTCGCGCCGCCCCCGGTACTTTGTACCCCCCCACCACAGCTGCCGCTTACGTTCGTTCCAGGTCCAGCTGCGGTGCTCATTTCTCCTCCTTCTTCAGTAGTCCGATTTTGATCTTCAGAAGCTTCACGAGCTGCTGGCCGACGAATTGTCGCCCAAGTGCAAAAGTCGTGTTGCGCTCGCCCTCCCGATCACCGGGCCGATAGGCGAGGTCGTAGGTCGCGCAGGCGATGTTGATGATCCACTCCATGGCCTGACGCTGCTGTTGCGCAGTGGCAGTTCCGTTGGTGACCGCGCGCACCGCGAGCGCGATGTGATCTTCGAAGGGCGGCGGCAGCCATGGTGCGTGGTCGTCGATCGCCTGGCGCTGGCTCTTGGTCTTGACAGCCATGCGTTACGGGGCGACCGGCGCTGGTGCGCCAGCCTGGACCATGTCCTTCTTCGCCGCACCCAGGGTCTGGGCGACGTTCGCGCCCTTCTGCATGGTGTCGAGCATCTGCTGGCTCTGGGCCTGGTCTGCGACCGCGGCCTTGTCGGCCTGCACCTCGGACTCGGTCCTGAGCCACAGATCCGGGACGCGGATTCCTTGCGCGACGTCGCGCAGGATCGCCACGGCGTCTGGGACG